GCTGGATTTTTATAAGCAGTGCTTGTTAAGAATCCAATTGCTTCTGCTGCGATGAAATCAAGATTCAAACGAATCATATTTGCAGCATCAAAGAATCTACCACCAATAATTTCACCAGCAGTTCCAACACCAACTTGAGTTAATACAGATCTTGGAGTTTGATAAAAATTAGTATCATATCCAACTTTAAGATTAGTATCATAAAGTGCCTTTCTAATTAAAACATCTTTTGTAAGATCAATATCTTTAATTGGAAGATTTGTTCCTATACCAACTGATCCAATTCCAGTTGTTGTAATAACATTTCCACTAGGTCCAACTTGAAGAGTATAGTTAAGTGTAGTTGCTAGATCAACATCTAAAGTTGAATTGAGTGTTGTAGCACCATCAACATCCAAAGTTGAATTTAGAGTTGTTGCCAGATCAACATCCAAAGTATTATTGAGTGTAGTGGCACCATCTACATCCAAAGTTGAATTGAGTGTCGTTACTCCATCTACATCTAAAGTTGAATTTAAAGTGGTCCCTAAATCAACATCCAAAGTTGAATTGAGCGTTGTAGCACCATCAACATCTAAAGTTGAATTTAAAGTAGTTCCCAAATCAACATCTAAAGTTGAATTTAAAGTAGTGGCACCATCTACATCCAAAGTTGAATTTAGAGTTGTTGCTAGATCAACATCCAAAGTTGAATTTAAAGTAGTAGCACCATCAACATCTAAAGTTGAATTTAAAGTAGTATCACTATCGACATTTAAAGTGGAATCAAAATCAACTGCACCAGTAGTATGAAGAGTTCCTGTGATATCTAAAGTTGAAGATGGGCTATTATTTTGAATCCCAACTTTTGTCATTCTGTAAATGTCACCAGATACAGTATTTCCCCAGAAATCTTTAGTTTGTATGTCTGCTATAAAATTTGGATTGGATGGATTTGGAATTGGAATAAGATTATCAGTTCCTATACCAAGACTATTAATCTGTCTGAAATTTAATGCTGTAAATGATTTTGCAGTTCCAGTAGTAGGAATATAAACTCCTTCATCCTGAACATAAATTCCTTGTGTAAAATTTGGAGTTCCAGCGATCCATCGGACACCGCCAGCATCCATATTTAAATAATAACCATTTACACCAGGAGAGTTGGCAGAATCATAGATAAAATCATCTATTTTTACACTTCCAGCAATATCCAATCTTTGTTCTGGAGTAGTGCTTCCAATTCCAATTTTATTGCTGAAAATCCCAGTTCCAACAACATCTAATGCTTGTTTTGGTATTGTTGTTCCAATGCCAATATTTGATCCATAAGCATTTGTAAATATTGTTCCACCAATTCCAATATCAAAATTTTTAGTTACAGTTAAAATTCCAACTTGTAACGCATCAAGTTCTCTATTGAAATATACTGGACCATTAAATGTTACTATTCCAGCAAATGTTGCATTATTAACATCTAAATTAACACCACTTAATGATACTCCAGAGGTAAGATTGTAATATAATTTTCCATAAATATAAACATCTTTAAAAAATCTAGCGTCTTCGTTAAAATACGCTTCTTGCCCTATAACATATTGTGTCATAATGCACCACTACCGAAACTGGAACCTAGAACATCAGCACCAACATAAGTTCCTTTAAATACAATTCCACCAAATGTAGAACTAACTGGAGCCCAATTTCCAGATAGTGCATCAGCAGAAAGTTCATTACATTTGGCATTGATTTTTCCACCTGCCTTTAACTTAATATCTTTTCCTGCAGTAATACTTAAATCTTCATCAGCATCTATACTAACACTTGCCGCACGAATTCTTATTTTTCCATTTTTTTCTGCGGTAATGGTTACATCTCCATTTTTTCCACAAATAACAATATCAACTCCAGTTCCTTTACTCTTTTGCCCAGCAATAATCTCAATTGATTGGTCATTATAGATTTTATATAAACCACCCTCACTCAAACCAGTTACACAAATATCTTTGTTATCGGTAACAGCGTACAAATTATATACATCCGTTCCATTCAATCCCATTTGGGGATTGTTCATATCTAATCTAAATTTTGGACCAAAACTTTGAAAACTTCTTCCTTGCCAGTTTTGATTTGAAATAGGTCTTTCTGCCATTTTATTAAGTGATACAATCTATGACTTGTTTGACCTCACCCTGGAATTCTGGTTTTAATCCAAAGATTGGTTTGAGTATTGCTCCAGATCCAGTGTTGGATTTGATCGTAAGAATTGGTAAATCAGTAATACTTACAATATTTATCGGTTGAACATTGATAACAGATCCATTGTAAATTTGAGTTTTATATTCATTTCCTAGATTATCAGTAACTTGATCAGTATCACTATATCCAACTCCAGGATCAACAATAATCACACTTAAAATTGTATAATCACCTGGTTCTCCAATAGGATAATTTTCTCCTTCAGACGTAAAGTAAATTCCAGTAACTTCTCCATCAGCATTAATTACTGATTGAGCAACAGCACCATATCCTTGATTGCAATTATCCACAATATCAACATATGGTGGGAAATCATATCCAGATCCACCATTTGTAACTACAGCACCAATAATACTACCAACTGAACCTACAAGTGATCCAAAAACTGGAATTGCAGATGCACCAGATCCATTGCTACCAAAAATATTGATTGTTGGTGCGTTACAAGTTAAAGGAGGACCACTATAACATCCTCCTAGAGCACTTCCAATTGATGGAATTCCTGTAGAAGGACCAAAGATGTCAAACGAATTTAGAATTGACTGAATGCCACTAGCACCATCTAAAAATGTAGATGCAATTGCTGCTGCATCATTTGCATTTTGAAGTATATTATCTAAATTAGGTCCTGGAGAATCTTTTGGTCCCTTTCCAATTACCCATTGCTTAACTGGAGCATTTGCATTTCCTGCTGTCTGATTGCAAGATAATCCAGAAACAAGTCCACCAAGAAAGTCTGAAGAACTACGGAGAAGGTCCGAAATATTAAAATTGGAAAAGAATTTAAGAATACTTGAAACTCCAGCAATTGCTGCTTCTAATCCCGCTGCAATTTTAGGAATAATGTCATTCACTAATGCACCAATGAATTGATCAGCAACACAGGAAACAAAGTTGGTAACATTAGCAACTATAGACTTTAAAATATCTTTAATTACACTTCCAATGCCGTTAATGATGCTATTGACAACGCAAGGAATTTGATCTTGTAGAGTTTTGATTGGAGGAACCATTGCAGTTTGTGCTGCAACTCCTGCAAGATGTGCAGCAGATGTGCTTAATGTTGCAGCAAATGTTAGAGCATATACTTCTTCATACAGTTGTTTTAATCCATCATTTAAGATGGGTGCCATTTGCATATAAGTGCTATTCACGGAACTACCAACAAGACCACTTATAATCTTTTGAATTTTTTGCGTTACTTTATCAACTTGTATGTCTATTTGTTTATCAATATATTCTTGTGCTAATCCTGGATATGAAGATAGATTTTGAATAAACTTAAGAATATTTGAGACTTCTGTTGAAATTTTACTAATTGTTGATCCAGAAGAAGAATCTTCAGATGCTGATGCAAAATCAATTATATCTCCAATTCCAGAAAAATATGAAATTTCATCAGTATCAATCTGTGCTGCTATGGATTGTGGTACATGTCTAGGAGATTTTTGTGTTTCAGCATTTTGTTCATTAGTTTGATCTGCTTTTAGAGTTCCATTTGGTTTTTTAATTTTATCAGTATAACCAGTAAAAGGAACAAATGGTGACTGATAATCATCACTTGGAGTTTGAGATGTCTTACCAAATGTTGCCATAATCACTGGCACTTGGGCATTATCACCATCCAAGAAGAATCCAAAGACAACATCACCTGGTTTTAATTTTACATCAGTTCCACAATTAGCAGCACCACTTCCTGATGTAGTGGGAATTAAAACTTGTGCCCAAGGAAGATCATCATCAGGAAGATCAACTTCACTATAAGGATGATAACCTAAAATACGAACTTTATATCTATTTCCCCAACCACCACCATTCAATTGAGCACCGTGAGCACCCTCTGGTGGAATTTGCCCAATCCACCAACGGAATCCGTCTCTACCTAAAAAATTACTTTTGATGAGTGATTGATCTAACATTTTTATTTCTTATTATTTGTTCCGTTACGACCAAAAGTATCTCTAATCAATTGCATTGAAGTATATGATCCATTCGTATCAAAGTGATGACATAACTCTTTAATCATATATAGACCACTTTGATCATCATCAAATTGTTGTCCATCTCCTCTGGATATTTTTGGAAATACACACTGAATAATATCACCTGCTCTTAAATTTGTATTTGATGGAATAGTTACATTTAAAGTTTGAGTAAAAAGAATATTATATCTCATCAATGATTGAGATTGATATTTAAATGGATCAGAATTTTCTTCAACTGATACTTCTTGTTCTAGAGTTCCAATATCTAAAACCTGCGTTATAATACGACTTGGAATATCACCCAATCCTTGATTTGAACTATTTGTAATTTTAGGAAGAACCAATTCTTGTCCTAAATTTTTTGCTTTATCAACATAATCTTCAAGTTTGAATAAACCTTTTTGTGGATCAGTAAATTCAAAAGTTAATGGATTATAAAACATTCTATAACTTGAGTATGCACCCAGTCTTAATTTCTCTAAAAGATTTTGATTTCTTGTAGTTTTATAATTTAAAATGTTTAGATCATTATCTCTTTCATTTGATGCCTGATTAACGTCTGTATATCCAAATACCATTTCTTTTCCATTAATATCCTTTCTAGGTTCTTGTGAAATTAGTTCATCAATCGACCTAAATTGAAATCCATCTTTGGTTTGATAAAATACAAAGCCTGCTGTTGCATCACCCGAAGATTCTGGAACTGCTTTTGATGCTAACCAAACTAGAACAGTAAATGGTTTTCTTAAATTTCCAATAAATCCATACTTATTTGATGCTTTATCAATGGTTCCTATTTTATCGGTCTTCAAAGTTTCTTTTAGAATATCACGAACTGAAGCATCAATTGTTGAACTTGTTGGATATTTCTTTGCGACTCTTGTGGTTTCGTTAGTAATTGCTTCTCTTGAAACTAGGTTTAATACAAAACTTTCTCTTTGAGTCTCACTAATTACGTTAGTAATACTTGAAACATATAAGTAATCTTGTGGGTTTGTTGAAAAATCAAGTCCAGGATTTTTTTCAGAGTTTCCAGCAATCTTCATAGAAACTCTTTCTCCACCACGAAGAGGAAGACCATTATAAATTGACTGTGCAGCACCATCAGGATTTCCTTGATTATCTGGTGCTTTAATTGAATCGCCAGTATTAACTACAACAATCTTTGCAGTAATTGTGGGAGAAAAGATATCCTCATAATAATCAATTGAAACCGTTCCTAATTTAATATCAACGGTTCTTTTTTGATCATTTGATTCTATGAAGAGTTCTTCATATATGGACTTTTTAGTTGACATTTATGTATATGATAGATCTAAAAGTAATCTTTGAACTATAAATCTATTTAACGTATCTGTTGCTTCCATTGGAGGACTTGGAGATTCTCCACTTGCCATATTCATAGGTGGTGATTGTGGAGAACCTATTTGTGGAGCAACCACTACTGTTGGTCCAGTGCGATCTGGAGTAACTGATTGTGTTTGTTGTGGAATATTCAGTGGTAGTGTTGAAATTTGTGCCTGTGAAGGTGCTGGTGAAGGTGAGGCAATTGGTTGTCCAGAAACACCAGTAAGTTGTTTTCCAATTGCTAGTAAATTAATAGATGATCTGGGATCAATTGCTTTTCCACTAAATGGTCCTGTTGCATTAATACGAATTTCAAAATGTAAATGAATTCCAGTGGCGCCACCTGTAGCACCAATTTCACCAATTGTTTGACCACTATAAGAACCTTGTTTGACAAATATTTTTGCCAAATGTGCGAAATAATAATGTGTGTTTCCATCTTTAATAATAACTAAATTTCCATATCCACCAGCATTAAATTGAGCATAGATTACATTTCCTTTACCTTTAAATGCAACATAATAACCAGGACCTGCGGGAGCAATATCAATACCATTATGATTTCTTCCTCTCCAAGCAGAATAACCAAATACATCTGTAATTTTTCCTGCTGCTCCTCCAGGTTTTCCTTTAAATTGATCTTGAACTGTAGTTGTAACTGCTGGTGCTGTTGGAGTTGGTGCTGTTTGTGCTGGTGCTGTTTGTGCTGGTGTTGCTTTTACTTTTTGTAAGGTAGGCTTTATTTTATCAAATCCAATACTTCCAGTATTTCCTGGCAAAACATACCCACTAGCACTTCTAAATGCTCCCCATTCTCCAGCAAGATACTCACTAAATTGTTCATCTGTAATTTTTCCAGACAACCATTCTTTACCTTTTCTTTTATTTTCGAGAATATGAACTGCTATTCTATCTTGATTTGCAGGACTAAAAATATCTGTATCTGGATTTAATCCAGCAGCTTTTGCCTGTGCTCTAAGAGTTGTAAATTGATATCTGCCAACAGCATAATTTCTACCATCACCAGGATCTCCCGCATATTTTGCTGCTTGAGCAATTGTCATTTGAGAAACTGGACGCCCCTCTTTTCTCGTATTCCTACTGGGATACATTGCGTCATATTGAGCACCAGGAGATTCTCCAGAAGAAATGAGATCCAATAATGGTTTCCATCTTCCACTACTTCCTCCTCCACCCCCAGCTCCAGGACCAGAAGGTTGTTCAGGATATTCGGTATTCAATGGTGCAGGTTGTTGTTCTCCAGGACCTTGACCTAATGGAGTTGTGAGTAATTTCATTCCATCATCAAAAGATTTACTCATATCACTAAATGCATCATTTAGATCATCCATTGCATTTTCAAATGATTTTTTAGTATTAGTAAATTGGAAATTAAAGGATGATACATCACCATAAACATCTTCAAGCAAGCTACCGAAAGAAGATAATATTTTAGTTGTATTAGTGACAAAGGAACCTAAAATTTTAGTTATTGTTATAATTCTCTTAATCAAATCTTCTGCCAATGTAATAATTGTTGGAAGATTATAAAGTAACCAACCAACTAATACAGTACCAATATAATCCATAATTCTTCCCAAAAGACCTTTGGTACTGTCAGCTATAACTCTTCCTGTTCTTTTGAATGCTCCACCAATACCAGATGCTTCAATAATTCCTTCTTGTTCTTTTCTCTTAACCGTTTCTCTTCTTCTATCAAATAGAATACGATCTTTTGCTATGGATTCTCTTTTGAATTTATTTCTTTTGAATAAAACAGAACCAATTGTTGTGGTTGATTTTTGTGAATTTTCAATTCCTTTTCTCAAAGAAAAGACACTAGAAGAAACATTCTTAATATTAATTTGTGATTTTAGAAGCGATGATTGAACTGCCATCTTACATTACCACATTGTATTGTAATTGTGAATACATTACATAAAAATTGTCAGGATTGGATGATGAAATTGCAGGAACATCATTTGCCTGACCACTTGCAGCAGGTGATGGTCCTAAAGGTGCCTGTGGTTGTACTGCAGGTGCCATAACCACATTTGGACTTGGTTCTGGTAATGGACCTACACTTTGAACTTTTTGTTGAGTTTGTTGTGTAGAAATTGGTTGTATCTGTGCCTGTGGTGCAAATACTGAAGAATAATTGCCAGAAGAATCTGGAGTTACTTCTGCTGCTTGACTTGGTGCATTATCTACTGGTGCAGTAATTTCTCCGTACTGTGCTGGTTTATTTGTATCTAATGTTTTAGTTGTTTCAGTTCCTGTTGGTGTTTTTGATGTTGTTGGTTGTACGTTTGCTTTTTGTTTTTCATCTGGAGAACCAAAAAATTTATCAAATAGTACTCCAGTTCCCACATATGCTCCAGTACCTAAAGCAGCACTACCAGCAAGTCCTAATAAACTTGCTCCTCCTGTTTCTGGAGCTCCAAGAATAGAAGCAATATCAACTAAAGCTGTCGTTCCTTCTGCTGCTCCCCATTGAAGTCCAGTTTTTGCAGCACCTTTATAATTTCCAGAAAGAACATCTTTTCCAATATCAAAAGCATTTACTCCTCTAAAAATATTAGTTGCTAATTTACCAGCACCTTCGAGAAATCCACCACCACCTTTAAATTCTCCTGCTTTGCCTTCTCCTGCTTTGACTTCTCCTTCTGCTGGTTTTGGAGGTTCTGGAGCTTTTGGTTTGAATGGTTCAGTAATTGCATTTGCAAGTTTTCTTAATGGATTGATAATTAAACCATTGACAACTGCACCTGTAATTTTTGTAGTTAATTTAGTAACAATTTTTAATAACGCAGCAAATCCTCCATTTATTCCTACAAATATTGCACCAGCAATTCCAAGAGTCTTAAGAACAGAATTTTTTATTTTTTCTAATTTGTCTTTATTTCCTGTAGTAAGGGCTTTAATTGTTTCAATACCCTGATTGATTAACCAACCCCCTAACAGGATTTTAAAGAAACTCATCAAGTTGACTAATGTTCCCTGTGCCTTTGCAGCAATTTTTTGTACAGGAAATAATAAAGCACCTCGAATTTTTTTCTCAATTACACTTTCCTTACCTTCTCTTAATCCTTGTTCTGCTAATCTTCTTTCTTGCTCTTGTTGTTGTAGTTCTTTTTGTTTTTCTAGAAAACTTTCCGCAGTAATTTGTCCTGCAATACCAGAAAGAGTTCCACTTAATGTTCCAATTCTTCCCTGCAATCCAGCAATACTTGATGCAATTGTCGAAAGTGCTGCTTGATTTGAACGAAGTAAAATATTTGTTTCTGAATTTTCGTTTTGAACTTCTGGTGGAGTATATGCACGTGCAGGTCCACCACCAAATATGCTGGAAGGCACAGATGATCTTACAACCCTTATACCACTTGAAATTGGCGATGAAAACTCAGCCATTATCGAACTTGTGTTTTAGATTTTCTTCTTCAATATGCTGTCTTAAAAGAGATAGATAAACTTCTCTTTCCCAAGGAATCATATTTTCTAGTTCTGTCAAGCTATATTTATGATGCTGAATCAAAGCAAAATTTACTTGGTAGTATGACGCAAGATCTTCGTGCGCCATACTTACCCGAAAAAAGCAGATAATCCCTCCAGAACTACTTCACTTTCAACATCAGTTTTAGGATTCTTGACTTTAATAATATGAGAAAGTTTTGGCATTGTTTCAAAGAACTTCTCAATTTGCTTAAATTGCTTTGAACTTAATTGCTCAACAAATTCTGAAAGTTCTTTTTTTGTGCAATCAGCAGCACTCCAAGATTCTTCTTCATTATAAACTTGTTCAATACAGGAAGTAATGAGATCAAAAGTATCATCTACACTAATTCCAGATTCAACCGAGAAATTACTTTTAATAAACTCATTCATTGATGGATATCTCATTCTTAAAGTCAAAGCATCATCAAGTTTAATATCTCTAGAATGTTCTGGATCAATCTGTACCTCAATTTCATCAAGATTGATTTCAGTTGGAACTTGTGTTACATTATCATCGGGACAGGTAACAAGAACTTCAACAGATTCTCCAACTGATTTTCCACGAATATTAAGAAACAAATATTCAATGTCAAAAGTTGAAAGTTCTTCTACTTTAACACCTCTGGAAAGAATACAATTTGAAATTACATCTTTAACTGCTTGTGCAATTTGTTTTGTATCTTCACTTTCCATCGCCATAATCAAGATTTTTTCTTCTTTGACTAAAAAGGGGCGATATCTAATTTTCTTTTTTGTTGATGGAATTTCCAACTCATATGTTGGTGTTGCAATTTTCGGCAGTCCCATTGTAAATTATTCATTAATATTTTTTATTATTTATCAAGTCAACTTCAACTCTCAAATTAGTATCAATATTTCTTTTTCTTTGATAAATTGTTAATGGTCCTGATGTGGATACATAATTTGTAATTAAACACATCCATTTTTTAGTATTTAACTTTTTAACTTGTTTTTTTCCAAGTTCTTGTATATGCCCAGTTTCTTTATTTTTATTTCCACTTTTTTTACCTATTTTTATTCTTTGTTCTTTTGAAAAACTATGAATTCCTATTTTATTTCTATATGCTTTAGTTCCACTCACTTTTCCACCCTTGCTTGAATTTTCTTTCTTTTCTTTTTCACTCAATCCAAACATTCCTAAATTATTTTGATAATATAACTTACCATATTTTTTTCCAAGTTCTTGTATATGTCCCGTTTCTATATTTCTTTTACCTAATTTTTCTCCATTTTTCTTTCTCATTTCTTTAGAATATATTCCCAACCCCAATCTTTTTTGAGTTTCCCTTCCTTTATCACCATCTATTTTTATTTGTTCTTTAGATCTTGAATATAATCCTATATTATTTTTAATTTGATTTTGTATTCCTTTTCTACACATATTAGATGAAACTATTCCACCACAATTTTCATTTAGACACCATTTATCGTTAAGAACTGATTTAATTAATCTATTTTCAACTATATTTGCTTCTTTTCTAGTATCAAAATACTCTAATATTTGTTTTTTTGGAGTATAAAAATCCCAGCACCATTTATGAGTTACTGGAGAACCCATATAATATTCATTATATTTTTGTTCTTTATGACTTCCATAGTAATAATATGGAACCTCTTCAAAGGTAATCTTATACGTGTAAATACGTGGTTGCATAACTGCTCTTAAACTGGTGGTTATTATTATTTATATTAAAAAAGGAGCATTTCTGCTCCTATTATTCCTGAAAAGAACCACCAGTTCAGGCATTAATATTTATAATGACCTATAGAATTTCAGTTAAAATTATTTAGATTAGATAATTCTGGTTCCTATTACATTATTTGAAGTATTTTAATTTACAATGATTGGATTTACATTTCCAGGTTCATATATGACTTGTTTTGAGTTTGGTTCTGCCAAAGATGGACCAGTTCTAAAAATCAATGGAGTTTGTGTAGGTGTTGATGATTTTTGATCTGGAATATTATTACTATTAATTCCTCTAAAAATATCAAAACTTAAAGTTTTACCACAAATATATCGTTCATAGTTAAATGAAGCACTTGCTTTTAAGATGTCAGATGGTCCATAATTTACAGAAGTACTATTTAATGCAATTGGAAATAATCCAACAAAGGTATATTCAATTTCACTTCTATAATCTCGGTTAAATTTAATGATTTTTGTTTGATCATTTTTATATGATCTTGGATATTGCATTCTAAAATAATATCCAGGACTGGTTGGATTGGCACCAGATCCACTTGAAATAAACTCCATCCAGTGCTCTAAAAATTTAAGAACCTTATATTGCTTATCAACATAAAACTCTAAATCAATTTGAACAAACTGACGTGTATGTGCAATCTTTTCTGCAACACCAGTGAAGTTTCCAACAATATCTGCCGTAGCAAAAGAACTTCCTGGAAGACTTGCAGAACTGCACAAGAGTCCTGCATTTTCTCCAATAAATCTTGGATCAACTCCTTTGCGAAGTAAATATCCTCTCAATTCGCTAGAAGGTTGCCCAAAAATCACTTGATAATGTGAAGTTTGAGCAAGATTGGTAATAAGAGGTTTGAAGTCTGATATCCTGCGGGGTCTAGGCACTCTAAATACCTTATACGAGTCTTACATTATAAAGTATTTAGATGGCATATAGTGGAAAATATAAACCAAAAAATCCTGAAAAATATAAAGGGGATCCTAAAAATATTGTGTATAGATCCTTATGGGAAAGAAAATTTATGATTTATTGTGATGGCAATGTAAAAATTTTAGAATGGGGATCTGAAGAAATTGCATTACCTTACATATCACCTGCGGATAATCGTATTCATAGATATTTTCCTGATTTTTATATCAAAGTACAAGAAAGTAGTGGTCAAGTTAAAAAATATCTAATTGAAATCAAACCAAAGAAACAAACAGTTCCTCCACCAAAACCTCAAAGACAAACAAAAGGTTATATTAGAGAAGCATTTGAGTATGCTAGAAATCAGGCAAAGTGGAAAGCAGCAAAAGAATATTGTGCTGATCGTATGTGGGAATTTAAAGTGCTTACGGAAGACGAATTAGGTATCTAAAAATGCCAAGAAAGACTCTCAAACAAAGAAAAAATCCAACGGATACTAAAGGTAATCGTATTCGTAATGTTTTAGATAACTTAATTGGAAATGAAGATCCTGATGATTTAATGCTTGAAATTTTAGATGTTCTTCAGGAAGGTGGAAAAATTCCAAGTGTTGGTAAGTTTTATGTTTTTGTTTATAATCCCAAAACACCGAACATTGAATACGATCAAAATCCTTTAGTTGCAGTCACTGATATCTTCAAATGGGGATTTCGTGGAATTAACTTTCATTGGGGAGAAACTCGTCAATATACTTGGGATGAAATACCAGGATCCATTTATGAGGTATCTGCTGCAGAGATTAAAGATTTACAAGAAATACCTTTTCAAAAAATACGAATAAATAATTAGAAAAGATAAATGGCAGTTTCCTTTCCAACGTCACTATCATCAGCAACTCAAGCAGCTAGCACACAGGGATATAAGGATGCTGCGGCTGCCGCTGCTGCTGCCAAAGAAGCTAAAAAATATTTAAGATATCCAATGGCAAGATTGGAAGATACTTCTGACTATCTTTCAATCAAAATTTTAAAATATATTCCAAAAGGTATTGATACCCAACCTGGAACTTTTAATATTGCAACAGAATCTCAAAAAGTATCCACCGCTCTAAAACAAAAAGAAAATATTTTAAAATATATCTACTTACCAATTCCAAATAATATTAATGATGCAAACTCTGTAACTTGGGGTGCAGACTCACTAAATCCAGTAGCAGCCGCTGGTGTGAGTTTGACTGGTCAAGTGATAGCAGGTCAAAAATCAATACAGGATGTTATAAACGAAGTTTTAAGTACTGTTACAAATGCAACTACAAAAGGTAGTATTCAAAAATCCATTACACAGGCTCTTTCAGGTACAGCAATAAATGCACTTGGTGGTAATGTAAGTGCTGAATCACTTATTTCAAGAGCAACGGGACAAATCTTAAATCCCAATATGGAATTACTGTTTCAGGCAGTTAATTTAAGAACCTTTCCATTTGTATTTGATTTTGCTCCTAGAGATGCAAAAGAAGCAAAAGAAGTCAAATTAATTATTCGCACATTTAAAAAAGCAATGGCACCAAAATCTTCTGGTTCTGGTGGCATTGGACTATTTGTGAGTGCTCCAGATATTTTTCAATTAGAATACAAAAAAGGAAATGCTTCACATCCATTCTTAAATGAATTCAAACCAATGGCATTGGTCGATATGAATGTAAATTATACAGGATCAAATGCTTATGCCACATATGCAGATGGAACACCAGTTCATATGCAACTATCTCTGACATTCAAAGAACTAAATCCAATCTATAGCGAAGAATATGGACCAGATTATGATTTTGATCCAAATAAAAGCGTAGGTTACTAATATGAGTTACTTTAGAGAGTTACCAGATCTAGAATATCAATCACCATTACCAGATAAAAACTCTTCATTGGAATATGTAAGAGTTAAAAATTTATTTCGTCGTGTTAAACTTCGTGACGATTTGCAGAATGTTCTCACTCTTTTCAATAAGTATCAAATTCCTGATGGTGCCCGTCCAGATACTGTTGCAGAAGAACTTTATGGAAAAGCAGATTATGATTGGGTAGTATTACTCTCTGCTGGGATTACAAATGCTAGAGATCAGTGGCCATTGTCTGATCGTGATATCTACAAATTCTCTGAACAGAAATATGGAATTTCTGGTTTAGATGATCCAAAGTTTTATGAAACTACAGAAGTTAAAGATTCTAACGGTAGACTCATTCTTCCTGCAGGTAAAGTTGTAGATTCATATTTTAAAATTTCATATTTTGATAATGGTAAGTTATATACCAATGATCAATCAATTTTAGGATCAAATGTCATTTACATTCAAAATCCTGTAAATGCCGTTACTAATTATGAATATGAGGTTCGTAAAAATAATGATAAGAGATCTATTTACTTATTAAGACCCGTATATCTGCAGCAATATGTGAATGATCTTCGTAAGATTATGTATTATGAAAAATCTTCCCAGTATGTGAATAAAAAACTAATTCGTACCGAGAACACTAGAAACACAATGCCATAAAAAAGGGGAGGTCGCCCTCCCCATTCTTATCACTCGGCAAGTTTTGCAAAGTAACTCAAGGTATCATCATCTTCGTCTTCATCATAAGAAGAAGATTTAGTTGAAGACAGATTCTTCAATTCAGTGCGAAGATCTTCATCAAGATCACGAACTGGACCACGAGAAGTAGTTTCTTCATCCTCAACTTCTGG